TTAGTTTTCTCTTCTATAGTGTGCGTTTTAAATGAGAAAAGGTGTAAAATTTTTGTTATATATTTATATATTTATTTATTTTTTCTAATAGATAAATATCCACCAACTATACTTGCTATCATTATCCAAAAATTAGATGGTTTTTTTGGGTTTTGATTGTTGTTGTTGTTGTTATTATTATTATCATTTGGTATATATGCATAATTTGAGCAAAATGTTGTATATGAATGTGATTGTGAATATAACTTTCTAGTAACATTATTTTTTATTTGTTGTTCAATAAACTTTTTTTTATTCGCAATAAGTTGTTGTCTATTTTTATTATTTTGGCCCCGATACATTGGCATTATAAAGAATGGTTTTCTAGTTGTCATGACTTTTTGTTTTGTTATATCGTTAGTATTAGTGTAATAATAATAATTTCATTTTTTTATTTTACAATAAAGGCCCATAAGGAGATTGCGCATAATGATTAGAACGAAATGGGTTTCGTATAGGCAAATTATTGAAATTATTTTGTAAGACATTTACACAAGCTTTTTTGTTTTGAAATTGAATAATAGGTGGATTATTACACGTGGGTGTTTTTTGTTTCAAAATAAAAGGAGTTATTGGAATACTTCCTGTATTTAGATTTATTGTAGTATTAACCGCTGATTTTTTAAAACTGGCTGCGTTTGTTTCAATCGCGGTTGTATCTAATTTAAGTATTCTAGTACTACTAGAAACGGCACCTTGTTGGGCATATTGGTAATTATTTGGTTTGTATACCACTAATTTACACCCTTTTGGATTACTTGGACCTTCAATAGGAACACCATAATATGGATTATTCACAAAATCAACAAATATAAGCAACGCCTCCCTTTTAGTTGTTTCATCTGCAATACTGGTTAAATAATTATAGAGAATTTCTAATGTCGGAGAGAGGAATGCCTTGGAAAAAGCAATTATTTCTTGTGGAGTTAATATAGATTTATTTTTTAATAAAATTAATAAACGGTCCACTAAATTCATTTCTGAAGCGGCATATATTTCACTATTTGGATAACAATTGGCTACATACATATTCAATAAAGATAAAGGACTTCCTGGTTTTACTGTAAGTTTATCAATTAGGCCCTTGAATGAATCATCTGCAATATTATATGGACTAGTCGTTTCAAAATTAAATATTCGCTGGTCATATGTTTGACATCTATTTTGACGATATTGTTGTAAAGTAGTATAATAGTTCTTTTTCAATAATGTACTTGCAGGCAATACACGTTTTCGTGCTTTTTTTTCCTCATTACAACATAATGGAGTGTTTGTTGTACTTTTATCGGGATTATCTGTTAAATATCTATTATTTGGGTAATAATTTGCTACTATCCCAAAACCTTGACAACTAGTACAATCCTTATTTAGTTTTTCAATATTATTTCTTTCTTCAGGCGCATTTAATTTTACGATATAACTGCCAGGCCTGTCAATCATTTGGTTTAATATACCCATTCCTCCACTGCCACCACTAAGTGAAGCACCATATGAAGATTTTACCATTCTATTAGTATTATACTCAATTTGAAGTCTTTCTGCTTTTGCAGTATCACTCTCTCCATCTGATACAAAATTATTATAATACGGAATAACGCGACCCTTTCTATAATGTTTTATAGGTCTAGGTAATCCAAACCCGGTGGGGAATACGTTTCCGGGATCTAAATTGGTAAGTGGTCTTATATTACTTGAAGTAATTCCAACCGGATTACTGAAAACGCCCGTTCCTTTCCAAGAAACGTATCCTCCTTGTGGAACATGATTATTATAACTTTTCATTCCCAATGGATAAAAAGCAGAAGACATTTTATATAATGATTAAAGAAAATAAAAGGAATATATATTATATATAATTATAAATGGGCGTTCTTATTTGGGTTTTAATCATTATATTTATTATATTAATTAGTTATCAAGTATTTTTAGCACACTTTTTAGATAATAAATATAATACTAATTATAATTATACTATTATAGAAGGATTAACTACAACTAGTTCTAGTTCTTTTCAAGAATATAATGATACAGATGCTACAGATGCTCTTGAATTAGCACAACAAAATGAGGATAATATTTTATTTTTGAAAGGGCAAATTCAAGACATAAGTGGAAATGTGGGTACATTGGCCAAACAAGTTAGTCAAATTGTTAAAGCTCAACAAGACTCTGCGAATCAGGTGGCTCCTAGTTCTCCGCCTGTAATAGGCGGTACTTTAGATTAAATATTAAATAGATAGTAAAAAATAATAGAAATATATTTATATAAACTAATATAAAAAGTAATAATGTCTAATCTATTTCAAGAAGTTTTATCAGATGCAAAGGGAGTAGAAGCAAAATTATTGGGGCCATCTTATCCTTATTATAAAAACATTAAAATGCCTAATGAAATTGGTATGTCAGATAAAGGGTCTTTAAGTACATTGGGAAAAGATGTGAATGGATTAATAGCTTATGTAGAAGTATTAGTTACTGGAAAAAGCAAAGCTTCCGCTACAGGAGGACCTTTAGGAAACAAATTTTTTTTAAAAACAGGAGGAAAATGTGTGGACAACCAATCCAATCAACAAGTAGATAGATACATTTATATAGATAATGTACCTGATGGAAATATACCGTTTTTATCTAGTGGGATGGGTGCGAATTTTTCAGATTTTGAAGGGCTTATACCTGGAGCAATGGGAAATTTAGAAGTATTGAATCCATTTAATCTTATGAAAGCGTTTTTATCTGGCGCGACCCCTCCTTGCCAAGAAATTACTATGCAAACTATAGATGCAAGTAATAATAAATCTACAGAAACACATTATATTACTACATCTGATATTAAAGGTATGGACCCATGTACATTTTCAAATAAAGTGAATCCGGTAACAAATGTAAAATGTAAAGAGGTATTCAGTATGCCAATGCAAGTAGAAGACGATGAATTCATACAAATGCCTAAGGATCTAGCGACTCAACTATACTTTTTTGCATTGTCGGGGATAGCGATTTATATTTTATATAAAATAATGTTAAAGTCCAAATAAAATAATTAGACTTAAAATCAAATACATCTAGATAAAAATATTTCTAGATAAAAAGAAAATATCATAAAATATATATGATAGATCTCTCCACATATTTAGAATTGGATACAAATGATGATATGTATTATTATGTATTACCATCTAATTTTTCAATTTATAGAGGAGACACCTCTATTGACAAGAATTCATTTTCATTCCCCAATAACGTCCCGTTTTTCTTTGGAACAAATGTAGAAGAAGTAGAACAATATGGGATTGTGTTTGAATTTAAAACCACGAGAGAATATAAACTTATTGCAATTGATAATTTTCAAACCCAACAACATTTATACCAGAATGCACCTCCAGACATTCAAGATATTTTAAAAAGAAATTATGGATATAGTCCCAGTGGAATACAGACGAGAGAATCTGTTTCCGCAAAAGATATTGCATTCTCTAATTATTTGTGTAAAGAAAGATATGATGGATATGCTATAAATGAAATGAATACAGATTTGGATAGATTTCACCAAGAAATTGTGATTTGTAGTCCACAGACGATTCAATTGGTAAAACAAATTACTACAGACCCCAATGAAATACAACGCCTTATGGATAAGAAAAAAATGGTAGACCTGGGAAAAAATATGGATTCCAAAAGAAAAAAACGTCCAACCGCATCTTCAACTTATTCGGATACAGACGAAGACGAAGACGACGATTCTAGTTCTTTTAAATCCATGCCAAAATTCAATTTTCCCGATGATGAGGATGAAAACACTACATTTAGATCACCCCCTACAACACCTAAAAAAAAATTATTTGGTGGAAAAACTAAGAAAATAAATAACACAAAGAATCCTAAAAAAAGAAAAAAAACAAAAAAGCTAAGAAAACAAAAAAAAACTAGAAAAAATAAAAAGACAAGAAGTATCAAATAAATTATATATACACATGTGGGTGTAATATATAATTTTATAATTATAGTTCTATAAACAAGCAGTATACCTTTTATTAATGTCTTCTTCTTGTTCTTCGCGATTTTGTTTTTCTTGATTTTGTTCTTCGTTTTCCTCCCACAAAATGTGATTTTGCAGTAGAATTTCCAGAGTAACTTCCTGCATTACTAGCCAAATCATTCATTGAATAGCTCACAAATTTGCCTCCACGCATTTTTCTTCTTCTGCCTCCTTGAGAAGTATATGAAGTTGGGCTAGCAGTAGGGGTTGGTGCAGGGACAGGCGCCGGAGCAGGAACAGGAGCAGGAGCAGGAGAAGGTGATGGAGGTGAACTAGATGTAGAACTATAACTAGGTTTGGTATCTTTTTTTCCAAAATAACCAGAAAGATTGTCCCAAAATCCTCCCATTAATTTTTTGGATTTTCTCATACTATATTATATCTTAAGAAATTATTAAGAAATTATATTTATTAGAAGTTGTATAAATTATTGTTTAAGTACAAAACGTTTGTATGCTTCAAATGCCGCAAGAGCTCCTAAAGTTTCTACAATAATATAAGGTAATACATCAGATTTATCTAATTTTCCTGCGGCATAAAGAGCGATTGCAACCGCTGGATTAAATGCCCCTCCGGATATAGACCCACCCAAAAATGCGGCAGTAGCTAAAGCTGCACCGATAGCTAAATAATTACCAGTTGCAAAAATCACAAACATCAGGAACATTGTTCCTAAAAATTCAACTAAATATTTGTTCATAATACTATAATAAAATAATATTATTTTTGTAATTTTCAAAAATTAAAATATAAAAATTAAAATATAAAAATATAAAAATTAAAATATAAAAATTAAAATATAAAAATTAAAATACAAAAAATTAAATATACTTAAATTAATAATTTTGTCTAGGAATAGACCCCCATGCACAAACCGCGCCATTGCGCAATGTATTATTTTCTATTGCACCTTTTTTCTTGGGAGCTACACAACCCCCAGACCTAGCTCTACGAATGCAGGTTCTTACACCACTAGGGTAGTAATTCTTTGTTGTATAAGCAGCATTTAATGGTAATCCGACTTTATAGGAACTTTTTCCAACTGCTAAAGCTTTGCGGCGTTGTATATAAGACGATGACTCCATTGGTGTTATATAATTCATATGAGTAGAGGTATTTTGTTTTATTCCAGTAGAATAATCATAAAATCCATTATATGCGGATTTAATTACAAGTTCTCTCTTTATGGCAAATCCTTCTTTTGATTCAGCGGTTCTATAATATTGGTGTCTTGCATTCGTAAATTGATCTGCATATACAGGTTCTTGAGAAGGATAAAATAGTGGAGGGGTAGGACGCAACCCTGATAATGAACCGTAACTATGATAAGACATTGTAAAAGGATATTGATTTGTGCTTAAAGGTCCAAAAATGGGAGCATTTACATAACTTCCATAAGAAGTAGACCCAATATTTCTTGAAATACCATATGGAGTACTCATTATTATAAGGAATGAAAATAAATACATGAACATTATTTTGTATTTATTTATATTTTATATATTTTATTAATAATATCTATCTATTTTATTAGTACCTTTTAACATGGCGTATTGCAGATTGACTTGCGCGTGAATCGTCACCCCCATTACTAATATCATTATAGTTTTTATTTACTGCTAACTGTTTACGAAACCTAGTATAATCCGAGCTATCATACACGTATTTTACATTACACGATGCAGGAGGTAATCCTGTCTCATCACATGCATTACTAATTGCACCAAAATGTCCCTTTAATCCAAACATACCTGGACGACTTTGAAATGTTTGACAAGACCCGCCACACGAATAATTCAATCTAGACAAAATGTCACCTGAATTGGTAACTGCGCGAAAAGGTGTGCAAGCACCAGTACTTGAGCCTCTTACTCGTCTACTATAACTATTATTCCATGCATGTTTTAATGAAAATCGGATTTGTTCGTAATTCACATATGTCTTATCTACATCTTGTGTTGATGGTGGCATTATACCACGAATTCCACCGCCTAGTGTAAGTGAACCGAGTGAAATACCCTTTACTCCAGGTATAAGAAATGCAATCCCTCCGCTTGTAAATACTTGTTGTCGTGAATTTGAATTATAACTAGAAGACATTTATATATTATAAAACTATAAAAAATGTAGAAATATAAAAATATATTATAAAATGTACTTGCTAAATATTATTTTATTATTTATTATATAAATAATAATATGCTTCAATATTTATTATCTGCACTCGTACTTGTTGTATTAGATGGAATCTATATTAATCTTGTCAAAAAATACTTTAATATGCAAATAAAAAAAATACAAGGCACAGATATTCAAATGCATATGGTTGCTTCCATCATTACTTATATTCTTTTGATATTTGGATTAAATTATTTTATCATTAAAAAGAAAAAAAGTGTACAAGAAGCCGCGTTGTTAGGATTCATTATTTATGGTGTATATGAATTCACCAATTTAGCATTATTCAAAAATTGGTTTATATTTACCGCTATTATAGACACCACATGGGGAACTATTTTGTTCGCTCTTACTACATTCATTGTTTATAAAATAAAAAAAATATTACATTTTTAGTAAAAAGATAAAGTATATTTATTTATCATCCTTTTCTTCTTCACTATCATATTTCTCTTCTTCCTCACTCATAGTGTTATCCTCATAACTGTTCTCATCGGAATCGTTCTCTTGTTCATCATTATCATAGTTTTTATCCTCATCATATTCTTCTTGTTCGTCTTCATTGTATGTATCCCCATTTTCTTGGCTCTCGCCATCTTCATCGTCATTATATGTATCCTCATCACAATAATCTTCTGTGTCTTTTGTATCTATATTTGTTGTTTGAATTATAACTGTCTGACAAGTTATTTTTACAATATCATCCAGCATTGCTAAAATATTATTAAAAAAAGTATAATATGACATTTCTATTTCTATATAAAAATATTATAATAATTTATCTCTATATTATTTCTTTTTACTATTTATTTACTATTTAATATCTGATTTCCTTACAAGTCTAAACAGTAGCTCCAATTATTGATTTATAATTTATGTAATAATTCGCGGAGTAATATTCATTGTATTCAACTCTTGAAATAACAATTTGCATGCATAAGGTATTTCTACATGAGCAAAATCTACTCTATTATCACATATTTTACAGTGATGAATGTTCATTTCATTATTATATGAAGCAATCATTCCACATTTTTTGCAAACATGTACATTATATTTATCCGATACATCATACATTCTTTCTCTAGTAAATCTAGAGGCGCCATGAGATATCATGCAATTGTGAGAAACCACGCCGTTTGCCAAGAATGAATGTGTATCATCTACTTGAATATCATATACTTTATGAATGCCGGCAGGTCTAATATCTATCACTTTTAAGTTCATAGTTGGCAATCCGTCGCATTGCCTATTCACTCCATATGAGATGTTGTGGTCGCATTGCGTTTCTGTTTCTGTTTCACCCATTTCTTCTTCATTCACATCTTGTACATATTCCTTTTCCTTTTCTTTCTCCAAAAACCAGTCTAATGCTCCTATTTCTTTTAAATATTCTTCTGCTGTTGGGAATGATTTACTTGTAAATTTGCCAAATTCAGTTTCTTTCATTAAATGGTCTGTTATGTCATGCGTAGAAGGAATTGCATATTCATGAATGATAGGTTCCATTTTTTTCAATTCATCTACTGCTTGGATAATTGCTTTTTTAGTTGGAACTATTTTTCGTGGTGTTTCTGTTTTGATTTTCTTGAAATCAGTAATTTCATTCACACGATTTACAATCCAATTGTGTTGTTTGACTACTTCATTGCGTAGTTTCTTATATGAGACGGCTGCTTCTAATCGTTGAGATTTATGACAGCAATATCTAAATCCAATTTTTTCATGAAATGTGACAAGCTCATTTATATCCAAATGTAATGTTACTTGGAAACTTTTATCTGTATCACTATTAAAATTTTTCTTTGAATAAGTAGTTTCCTTTGATTTTTGAATAGTAGTCTTTGTAATTCCAAATCGGGCTAATAATTTTTGGATATCCTGCATCATAATGATTAACGAATCAATGTGTTCAGCTTTTTTAGATTGTGAAAATGATACAGATGATAATATATCGCGTTTTCCTCTATGTAATCCTAAATAACAAGTATGCCCATCTCCTCCAAATAATCCTCCTAAGAATTCTCGCACAACCGGAAGAGGACAATCATCATCAAGAATAAATTCTGGTAACATGGCAGGTTGATTAATTCTTTTTCCAAATAAAATTCCCTTTAATTTTAAAATGTCTATAGTTATTTTTTTGGGAATATTTACTCTATATAAATTTTTATCATTAAACTTAGTTTGAGTCGTATGACACAATAGTTTCAAATCATTTAAGCAACTATTTACATCAATCATGTGTCCTAAATATATACCACATTTTTGTTTGTCACCAGAAATGTACCCATCTGTTATTAAATAACCAATTAATTTAGATAGTACTAGAGTTTTTGTATAATTTTCAACATTATTTGTCTCAAACAGTAAATCGCCAACTATTAAATTCCATTTATGACATTTTTGTATTTCTTCGTTAAAATCTATAACTGGATATGTTAATCCAACCTTAACTTTTTGACTATTAATCATCAAATCTTTGGCTTTTACCCATTGTTTATCTGTTGTAAGAATAGGATGGTCTGGTGTACATATATTAGTTCTGCCATCTTCAAATGTTAGTTTGATACATTCACGCTCTCCTTTATATAAGAATCCTGATTGTTTGGAATTAACCAGTGTATCTGTTTTTTCATCCCATCCTAAAACTTCGGCGTTCAAATTTTCCATATTTTCAATTCTAACACTGAGACCATTTGTCATAACAATTTTTGTATTTCTCTCGAAGCAATCCCTCTCCATTTCGCCAAATCTTAGCCCTCCATCTCTCGATCGGCCTTCAGCAGGCTGTCGCGTTAAATTCACCATTGGACCAATAGAACGACTATGTGTTTTGTCAATAACCATGTGTTTTAATCTCTGGTAAAAGACAGGACCCATAAACACACTACAGCCAATTTGCTCACCCGTTAATCCGTTATACAATAGTTCATTTCCATGGGATTCATACCCCAACTTTATCAATTCATTACAAATATCTTTCACGTCAAAATGTCCAAATGAGGTTCCGTCCCCAAACAATCCCAATTCCACCAATACTTTTCCTAGAACAGTTTCTTTCAACTGTCCAATTGTCATTCGGGACGGAATGGCATGTGGGTTTATAATAATATCTGGTTTTACACCATCTTTATTAAAAGGCATATCACATTCAGGAATAATATTTCCAATCGTTCCCTTTTGCCCATGACGACTGGAGAACTTGTCCCCAATAACAGGTTTTCTTACAGACCTTAGTCTGATTTTCGCAAAATTATATCCATCCCCATTCTTATCAATGTAATTTTTATCAATATATGTCTCTTCAGTAGTTCTATACATTTTGCTTTGATCTTCAAATTTAATTACCTTTGTGTGGTCATTCCTATTTTCTTTAATAGGCGTTACCTTGGAAATAATAATATCTCTATTTTCTACTATTGTATTTTCAGGAATAACACCCTTACTATTCACTTTGTTATAATTCCCCATTTTCATTCCTTTCGTTTTAGTTGCATCCGGTTTGCAACGAATTTCTTCATCTCCGTTAATTTTTTGTTTATCTTCATCTTTTTCTGTATGATAAACAGTAGTGACAAACAACCCCCTATCAATAGACCCTTTATTAAACAATAGTGAATCTTCCTGGTTATATCCAGTATGTGACATAATCGCCACAATCACATTTGTTCCAGAAGGAATTTTATTTAATTCAATCATATTCATAATACGCGTATCTACTAATGGTCTTGTAGGATAATTCAATACATACGCCGTTTTATCCATTCTATTTTCATAATTTGTTACATAAACCCCCATGGCTTGTTTTCCTTGAGCACATTGATAACAATTTCTAGGAGACTGATTATGTTCCGGGAATGGAATACATGACCCCAATATTCCAAACATAGTACTGGGGTGAATTTCACAGTGGGTATATTTTTTAATATTAGAAAGATTGTTACTGTCTTGAGTGAAAATATCTTGTGGTTTAATAGCAATCATAGACCAGTTTTGTTGTTCTGGGTCTATGTATTCAATTATAGATTCGTCTAGACGACAATTTGTTAGTAAATCGTCCCACACAAGTTCTGACTTTTTAATTTTTTCAACAATTGATTTATTAATCAAAATGTTATTATCTTTGATTCTTAACAAGGGTCTGCACATACGCCCACTGTCATTGCATACGCGTATTTCTTTCATTCTGTAATCAAATATAATGGAGGTATACACATTAATAATTCCAGTATGTTTTTTCTCTTTCAACGTATTATATAATGTTTCAGGGTCTTCACTTATTCCCACCCACGCACCATTAATAAATACTTTCACATAATTAAATATATCTTTGGGCGATATTGATATATTTTCCAACGGAATAATGTTTGGCATAATATACTCATACAGAGGCAATGAATTGGAATAAATCGTAATGTGTGTCATATAACTTAGATTTTTTACAATACCAACCGATTGACCTTCCGGCGTTTCCGCGGGACATAAAAATCCCCATGATGTATTATGCAATTTACGAGGCGGAATAAGTTTGCCACTCTTGTCAGTAGGCGTAGAAACTCTTCTAGCATGACTTAAACTAGACACATAAGTGAGCCGATTTAATACTTGCGCTACACCAACTTTATTACTATTTGTATTTTTTATTCCAAAATCACCAGTTGCAAGTGCTCGTTTTATTCCATTCTCAATTGTGGTAGATTTAATTATTTTGTAAATGTTTGTCAAGTTAATAATATTTTCATAATTATCTTTTGATTTCCATGACCCCGTGTTTATTTCTCTAATCACTTGTTTTTCCATATCTTTCACCAGCTTATTAAAGTAATTTCTAAACAGATTATTCAACAAACTGCCCGTCAAATCAATCCTTTTGTTTGCATAAGAATCTCTATCATCTACATTCAATACTTTAAACGAGGTCAACAATAGTTTTTTAGTCATATATCCTAGAAAGTAAATTTTCTCTTGAGTCGTATGACAATGAGGATATAAATCATTATTTAAAATGTCCATTGTGAACTCCAATTTTTTTGCTTGTCCCGTTTCTCTATCCATATTAATCGGGGTAAACATGACATGAGAAGTAATATACTGAATACATTCCTCTTGTGTCAAATGTTTGTTAGATTCCATAATAGATGCCTGCAATGACTCCAAGAGTGGTTTGCTTTTTTCATCGTCAATGTCTAACAATATTCTTTCACATATATCTTTATCGGAAATCACACCTAGTGCGCGAAATACGATAAACAACGGCAATGGTTGTTTTACCCTAGGGATTTGGATATGAATAAAATGACCAAACCCATTGTTTTTTGTACTAATCATAATGTTTACTTGTTTAGGCGAAATGCATTTTGTATCTGGGATAGATTTAATTTCTGCTAACCATGTATATTTGGTGTTATTTTTAGAAACATTAAAACAATACACCTTGTTTTCTGCCGCACGTTCTTGTCCCAAGACTGTTTTTTCAGAACCATTGATAATAAAATATCCGCCTGCATCATATTTGCATTCTCCTGTTTGTGTATGATCAACATGATTATATTGATTTAATACGCAAATATTTGATTTCAACATAATCGGCATTTTCCCAATATGAATTTTATGCATTGTTTTGTGAAATGTTTGGGTATTTTCTAATTCTTTCCCAGTACGGATAATATATTTAATATTTAGGTCTACTGTCATAGCAGAGGCATAGGTGAAATTTCTAAGACGTGCTTCTTGAGGAAACATTAATTTAATAGCGCCATTATTTTCATGAATTTGTGGTCTATAAATATTAAAATTCTCAAATGTGACAAATATTTCTAAGGAGTGTTTTTTCAATTTTAAATCAAAATCTTGTTCAGATACAATATGGACTGGGTTAAACATATCTATTGTTTTAGTGAGCTGATGACCAATAAAATTATTATAGGATTCTAATTGATGTCGGACTAAACGGTTTAAGTGCTGTCCTTTGAAATACGATTCAATGATATTAAATGGGGTTTCAATATATGGATCTTCTGATACAGAAAACACTTCCGATTGCTTAACATTAGTATTGGTATTTTCCATAATCAGTTTATTATTTAATATCATTCACGCAGTTATTTTATATTTCAATTTATTTTTAAATTGTTTTTATAGATTAATAGATTAAAATTTTTAATTCAATCATTTTTATATTATTATAATTGTAAATAATAATATAAATGGTATAGTATTATTATATGTAATTATATATAAATAACATGAATAATAAAAATAAAATAACACCAACACAAATAAATGAGTATAATCAATTTTTAGTGAATATGGATAAAAATTTTAATCCAATGTGCGATGAAGAAAATTCTATTCTTGAATCTCAAGAAAATTATAATTTAGCATTAAATGATTATATTCAGTTTCTTAATAAGAAGTATTATCATAACAATTTAAACTCGTCAAATTATAATGGAATTACCCATCATGATATAGTAATTTCTAATATTGAGGTGAATGATGCAAATAATTATTTGGATAATACAATTAAATTGCTAACACCTAAAAAAACCAAAAAAAAACATATATCTATTCATGATAAAACAAATGCGATTTCTTCTTCTCCTCCTCATACAAATGTTATTAAAAAAAAAGTAGAAATTAACAAAGAATTAAATACGATTCAAGACATTTTAACTTTAATTGGAGAGAACCCATCAGATGATTCTATAGAATATAATATTGATATGAAATCATTGCATAATATTAAAATCCCATTGCAAGATTTAAATAACATGATTGGTATGGCCGAATTAAAACAAAATGTGGTAGACCAATTGTTATATTTCATTCAAGAATTACATTTGACCGTTGAGCCAGAAGTAACCTTATTAGAAAAGGTAGCAGAATCATCTGACCCTATGCCATTGCCAGAAATATGCGGTTCTCATTGTAAACATAGTCATACTAGTAATAATAATAGTACCAATACCAATACAAATAATAATAGTACCAATAATAACAATATCAACAATAAAACAAAATCGGTTGATTTTATGCATACCGTTATTTATGGACCCCCTGGAACTGGAAAAACCGAAATTGCAAAAATAATTGGAGCAATTTACAGTAAAATGGGGATTTTAAAAAAAGGCGTATTTAAGAAGGTCACTAGAAGCGAATTAATTGCTGGATATTTGGGACAAACTGCGATTAAAACGAAAGAAACAATTCAAGATTGTTTGGGGGGAGTGCTTTTTATAGATGAGGCATATGCATTGGGGAATCCTGAAAAAAAAGATAGTTTTGCAAAAGAATGTATAGATACATTATGTGAAGCCTTGAGCGATCATAAACACGAATTAATGGTCATTATTGCAGGATATGAACATGAATTGAATGATTGTTTTTTTAGTTATAATCAAGGGTTGGATTCTAGATTTACATGGCGATTTAAAACAGACAATTATCAAGCAGAAGATTTATATAATATTTTTATCAAAAAAATAAAAGATATTGGATGGTCTGTTCAAAATATTCGGGTGGAATGGTTTAAAAAGAACATGGGTTCTTTTCCTTTTTTTGGAAGAGATATGGAAACTTTATTGGCTAAAACAAAAATTGCACATAGCAAACGAGTGTTTGGAAAGCCGATTGAAGAGAAAAAAATAATAATTCCCGTTGATTTGGAAAAAGGGTTTGAAATGTATTTAAATAATGAAAATGCCAAGAAGAAAAAAGAAAAGGAACAATTTAATCAACTTATTTCTAGCATTTATGTGTAACAATAATACCTTGTTCTTTATATATATTTACAATTTATTTACACCTTTTATAATGGGCATGGGCTTTTATATTTTTACAATTTATTTAAAAAAACACAAATATAATAATTATAAACTATGGAATAAGGCCCAAATTAAATCCATTCATCTGAAAAATAGAACCAACAGTTTGTTGGTTCGCGGCTGTTTGATTACCATTGTCTGTTAATCCAGCTAATACTGAAATTAATCCTATGGTATATAAGGCATAATCACTCAATGTACCGGTATAACTCACTCCGCTATCAGAAAAATACGTTACAGTTGATAATGATGCTCCATCATCTTGTGAAACTGTACATGAAAAACCACTAGTATCCACAGTTCCGGCACTAGTATAGGTTATGTCACTAAGAGAATATGACGAAGAACCTCTTGCCGCTGTTACGCCAGAAAGAGTAACACTTGTACTAGAATTATATGTCAACGTGCCAGAAATAGTTGTAATTTTGTTATTATCATATATATCATCAAATGTAGTAGTGAAAGAAAAATTGTCTGCACTCGTAGAATAAGTACAACTATTCTGGAGATAATACAAGTTTGTCACTGTTTCGTTTGTGCTGTCAACATAAGAACTGTTAATATCGCATGCTTGTGTATATACATAATTACTAACACTACTACTATTACTTCCATCAAAAGCAAGAGTCCAAGGATCGTAACTTGCATAATAAGCATCAGCGGAAGTGTAGGTATTAAATGTAAGGGAGCCTGATGCGTCACATGTAATGTTGCCGGTACTGTCAATGCTAACGCTCGCCATATTATATATTTACAATTTATTTAAAAAAACACAAAAAATTTAATTGCGTAAATTAGTAGGGTTTTTAAATATTAAAACGTTTAGAAATATTACGGTATGATATAAATTATGTGTCTTAATATCTGCATAATGGGCATGGGCTTTTATATATTTTACAATAACAATCAACACAAAATGTATGACCGCAATGTATATCTATATGTAATTTGGTTTCATAACAAATCATACATTCTTGAATATGTTGTAATTTAGTAAATAAATTAATTTTATTTTTATAAGTAAAATATGAGTTACCTTCCTTTTTTTGTAATTTTTCAAATTTTTTTGTGACCTTTTCGCTTTTATTTGGAATCATATCTAAATATTTAAGTATGTATAACAAATTAAACCCTTTTACACCATCGTTTACACATGTTCCATCATCTTTTTCAATTGCCAATTGATAATACTCTATCATTTTATCAAAATCCAATATTGTTCCATAATATATGGATAATTCATATACGCAATCAATATCTCCTAATTTAATACCCATATCTATGTAGTGTAACATTTTTTGCGTATCGTATTCAATTGATTTATAATATTGAGTCAAGTTATAAATTGCGGAAATATTATTATATTTTGAAGCCATTAGATAATATTTAATCATTTTGTCATAATACGATATATCATCGTAGTATAAACCCATTTCAACCATGGAATCATCGCATTCGTATCTTTCAATATTTAATAAGAAACACATTTTCATTTTCTGATAAGCTCCTTTATTTTTATAATGCATCCCTAGATAATAATACCCTTCTTTATTACCCATTTCAAATGCAGATGTTAAATTAAATTTCATAGTGAGAAATTTATTATTATTAGTCTTACATAATTTTGCCTGTTTAATCATACAATCTGCCAAGCACATCATGCCAATATATTCTTGTTGTTCTGTGTCTTCTATAATTGGGGTATTTGATTTTTCTATGGTATTTGATTCTTCTATGATATTTGATTCCATGATATAAAATTAGATAATTGTTTTATTTATTTTTGGGTAAATAAAAGAACAAGGTACATGTTTATTTCATTTTTTTTGGTAATATTATTAATAAATATTATAATATAATTTTAGACGTGTAATTAGGATTTATCAAACAAATTAGATTTTTGATTTTATATTATATAATATAATATAAAATGTCTTCCACAAAATTAAGTGAAATTATTAATAAAACATCTGGACAACCTACTATAATAAATGAAAATAGCAAATTTGTGGTTGTCACTTATTGGTGGGGAAGAGGAAATTTTAATCAAAATACGGCACGTCCTTGTTTCGCATTTTATGAAGATTTATTGAAAAAATTCATTCAGTATATTACCAAACTTATTAATACTGCAATCACAAATAAACACGCAAAACCAGAACAATACCAAATAATTATTACTGCTATTTTTAATAGTTTGAAAGAAATGAATTCAGGAATAGAAACAAAAGATTCAAAAAAATTTGCGTCTTTTGATGAAATAATCCGAAAAAAGGTATTGGATTATATTAATTCAGTATATGAATATTGCAATATTGGAAATAATGTAGCAGATAAAGATCAAGCAGCTCTTGTATATTTAGAAAAATTAAAACAACTTGGAAAAACTCCTCCTGATTACGAATTTAAAAATGCGCAATATTTAGAAAATATATTTAAAATAATTATTAAAGAATCTATTATTGCAAATGAAGCCAATATCACTGACCTTTTTTTAATAAATAATCAAGTGACACAACTTAAAACTAAATTTGCGAATTTAGGAAATGATTTGCAAAAAGAGAAAATGATTCTAAAATCAAAAATACAATTTTATACACAAAACGAAACATTATATAAATGCGTAATTGAAACAGACCCTAGCCAATCCATAGAAATATTAACTAATCAACTCAATAAATTGGAATTAAGTTATCAAACTCAAATTGCCGATATAAAAAAGGAAATAGAATCTGTCATTGAGAAAAAAAAGGCGATTAATTCAAAAATCAACTTAAAATTAAAAGATAAAACCATTCAATACACAGAACAATCTGGATTAAATGACCCAAAATATGCCAATAAATCAATCTTTGATGTGTTAGCAATAGAATTGCAATATTTGGCACCTATTAAATTTGAAACCATGATTGAAAATTGGGAAAACACATGTAAACAAAACAATTGCAATTATTTGGCAATTGAATATCCTGAATTCGCTCAACCAGGCGGTTATCAATTAGCTATTAACGCAAAACCGTTATTTATCAAAAAGTCATTAGAGATGTGTAATGGGCGAGCCGTTTTATATATTGATGGAGATATGACGATACGCAAATATCCAATGATTTTTGATATGGATGATGTGGATTTTATGGCAAGAGGCTGGTGGATAGACCCGCGTTCCAGTTACAAAATGAGCGAAAGTATAATGTATGACCCTTACCTGTTTGAAACCTCTGGAGGAACCATGTATTTCTCTCGGTCTCCTGAATCCAAAACATTAATTGATTTATGGATTGGCGAATCAGACAAAAAATCGCAGGCCGGAAAAGCAGATGACCGTATATTGTCATTAGTGTTTAATACCAAAAAATTATTATGTAATTTGAAAATAATACAACTCCCCATTGAATATTTGTGGTTGACATTAGATTATGATGAACGTTTATTAGAAGAAGTATATGATTGGGACCCTGCAAAAATGGGAAATTCTATTTTTATTGACCACCCTGAATGTTTAACAAGTGAAGACACAGCCACTGGTGCAGGAGCGTCTAGTGATAGAACGCCCAAATATTATTCTTTCTTGGACGAATTAGTTCCAGTATCAGAAAAAATTCACGAATTTATCATGTTTCCTAATGAACAAATGGTCGCGTCTTTTGCAAGTTATTTTGACTACATGAATAACCTTACATATTTGAATGACGGAAACCCGGAGTTAGAAGAGTTGGGTTTAATTGATACTGAAAATCCTGCAAATAATGAACACCCCTTATACATAACTAAATTTAGTGACCAATATGGAAATGAAAAATATCCTGGAGAAACAGAAACAATTAATGAAATCGTGCAAATTAATTTGAAACGAGCCACAAATATGAACTTGGAGGGATTAAACCTAATTGAAGGCCAAAATAATAGTGTAGAAATTCAAAATGTAAACAATAGTATAGATGATGCGAAAATGATGTCTTTGATTATTCGTTTATTAAATGATGGAAAAAATGTCATTTACAACCCTATAAAGAAAGACGGATATAACCCAAATGTTTATGCAAAGCTTAAAGACAAGGAAGACACCCTTTATAAAAATTTGTGTTTGGTGTTCAATCCAAGCATTCAATCTTTTAAATTCAGTAATTTTTTCAAACCTAAAATGAATATAAATCAAGCTATACTCTTTCGCCCAGATGCGATTTTAATTAAATTTTTATCCATGTTTATTTCTCTTAATGATTTTTCTGATTTTATAAATAACGGTTCTTATGAATTGTTTTCTAGAACACGAATAGGATATATTTTTGTTCCAAAAACTGCTAAGCCATCAGTAATGCAAGGGGGAGGGGAAGGAGATAGAGATGTGAATGAGACATATGATAATTATGCCACAGAATATGAAGAGGGATTAAATACCTTTTATGGAAATACGAATACAACTACAAATACAAATAGTAATACAAATACGAATGAGAGTTCTCAAAGAAATGGAGGGAAAAAAAATAAAAAAACAATTAAAAAGAGTAGAAGAATGAAGAAGAAGACATCCAAAAGGTTGTGATAAGTAAAATTATAGGATAATGTCAGGTTTCATATTTATTTATTACTCTGTTTCATAAGCAGACTGAGTACAACTAAGAAATTGGATACATATTGATTTACAATTAATTGGGACATGTTCATCTTGTATAGATTTATCATTTCCACAAGAATCTATTATTTTATCCATCATTTCTGTTGGCACAATTTTTCCAACAGATTTAATACTATCTGGTTGCCCTTTTTTAACATTTTCTAAACAATAATCAAAATATAGTGACCTTTGAATCCACATATTTTCATCTTCGCCTACAGGTTCATTTACATCTATATTTAAAGAGACTTCTTTTTCCAAGTGTAAATCTTTTATAAGATTAGCCATATCTGTTAAAGTAAAACTTCTTTGAAGCAATAATTGAGACCAGTTATCAATACTTATATAATATTTTTTATTGATATCCAACCCATACATTTTTATCCAATAATCATTTAATTGTATATAGGTGCAACAATAAATACACATTTAATAGTTATATAATAGTTATATTATATAAATAACCCTTATATTATTTATTGAAAAATAAAATTGTGGTTTCACGTTGTAGTAAATGAAAAAAGGTGTAAATGAAAAGGTGTTATAAAATATTTATGTTACAAAATTTATTAACGGAATTCTGGGTTCCACGCATTTAATCCATTTATAAAATTAATTATAAATGGGTCTTCTATCGGGTTTTCTATATCTCTACATCTAGCATGTCCAAAATCAATTATCCAGACTTTTCCACTAAAGTCTTCCATAAAATTATATCCTGTTATGTCTGGATACTCAATATGGTGATAATGCAATTTTGTAATAATGTCGCGTACTTGTGAAAATATTTGGGGAGGGATATCCTCCGCATTTTCGCCATATATATTAGATAAACAATCGTTATTTATTTTTTGCATTGTCATTTTTTTGGTTTCTTTATCATAATGAAATATTTTAGGCACTTTTATAATTCCTAAATTATATACTATTTTATGAATTGCATATTCTGTAAATTCAACATTTGATTTAACAAATCTATTTTTATACCTATTACAACTCATCTGTTTATCAAAATTCTCCTGTCTATTACAATTCTCCTGTCTATTACAATTCGTCTGTCTATTACAATTCGTCTGTCTATTAAAATTTGCCATGGTTTTAACTTGTAAATGTATTTATATCCGTTACACAAATACCCAAAAATGATTTCAATTTTAAAAGTAATAGAAAAATGGCCTTCCTATTATTATTTCATTTATTTATATAGCGGTTTTTTGATTAAATTGTTTTTCCTTCTTTATTTATACACATGAGTAGTAATTCAAAAAAAATTATTCAAATTAATCCTGAATTATTTAAACCAAATAAAAATAAGGCATTAATTGAAAAGAGGGATAAATCAAAAATTAAACCGCTCATCTCTCCAAACGTTATTAAGAATAAGTTTATGAAAAGAATTAAAGAACATAAACTTAAAGAAATTGAAAAAGCAAATAAAAAAGGGATGGATAATACCAATGAAAAAAAAACCGAGGTGGATATAAATAAATATACGAATGAATTTAATGAATCAATTGAATATTTACAAAATATTTCCAAACAAAACAAACTAAATAATGAAAAAATTGTGTCTAAAGAAATAATACAAAAACAGAAACAACATTTAGAAAATAAAACATTGAGAAATCCATATTCTTATGCGAGTACACCTGTAAATGTTGAACTTCCAGAAGAATTACAAGAAAATTTACTACATATAACTCCTGAAACTTTTCATGTAAATACTCCTACAAGTTATTCCCAGCCTTTTCAATTAAATTATCAAATCCCGACGAATGTACCATATGGAATTTTAAAAGGAGGCAAACAACCAACTTTTCGCGAGTGGAAAAATAAAACCAGGAAAAATATGGATTCCGTGTCTTATTCTTATCCTTCTTCCCCGATTTCTAATCAAATAACATCAACAGGAATACTTACAGAGAGAGAACAAAAAATGAATGCATTAAAAGAAAAAATAAAACAGAAACAACAAGAAAAACAACAAACCCCAACGCAAATACAACAACCAATACAAATGCCTGTGCCAGAAACAGATATTATGCTTACACAAAATCTAATCCAAAAACCAATTTTAATTCCACAATCTATACCTATCACACAATCTATACCTATCCCACAATCTATGCCTATCCCACAATCTATACCTTTAGTATCTGAACCTCACCCACAGCTTCAATCGCATTTGCAATCTATAAATAAAAATACAGCACCGTCAACATCATCGCGGTTTATGAAAAGAATAACAAAAAAAACCATTAAACGCAAATATACTCTGGGAAAATCAAAACTAAAAAGAATGGTTTCTGTTTTATTGAAAGACCAGAATACAAGAAAAAAAATAGTAAACGCGCAAAAGGATTTAAAACAACATGCAATAACGGATGTAAAAAAATATTTGAAAACACACCATTTAATTAAAGTAGGCACACATGCCCCAAATGATGTAATCCGAAAACTATATGAGTCTGCTATGTTGGCAGGAGAAATTACAAATAGCAATACAGAGACATTGCTCCATAATTTTATGAAAGAAGAAGAAATTGTATAAAATGAATAATAACAAAATATTTTTTTGGAGATTTATTTATTCTATCGTTATACTAATTATGAATATGAATGATAACAAAAATATGGATAATACAACTACAAAAAATACATTATCTCCTTATTCAAGCATTTTTTTCCATAAATTAAGTAATTATCTTGATACTAAACTATATTATTTTGGAAGTGTTCAGCGATATGATTATTTTCCTAATTCAAGCGATATTGATTTAGATATTTTTACAGATAATGAATCAAGTACCATTACCAAATTACAGAGTTTTTTAAAATTAGAGAGATGGCAATTTAAAAAAGTGATATATCATTTAGGGGATAAACTTATTCATGGATATAAAATGAATTATCAGGAACCGGATAAATATTTATTTGTGGAAATATCTATTTACAATGAACGAGATAAAGAAATTATTTTACATGAACACATTTATAAAATTAATTTACCTCATTACGTCTCTTTTATTTTAATCCTACTGAAAATGATGTATTATAATGTTCCCATTCTTCCCAAAAATATATACAAATATCTTAAATACGGATTAATGAATATATATAGTGACAAACATAGACAATTTCTTGTTATTAGTTAATGCAATAAAAATACAAAATACTATATTGAAAATATATAAACAAGTTTCATTTATATTAATATAGTTACGTAATACGCAAAACAATGAGAGTGAAATTGATCAGCTATACAAAATCTTGTGAAAGTGAAACAAGTATGCAAGATTTAATTGCCTATTGTGCAAGAGTTTCAAATCCAGCAAATCAAAATAACACAGAAACCAATGAAAAATTAATTCGGTATCTTATAACTAATCAGCACTGGTCCCCTCTTGAAATGGTAAGCATATGTATTGAAATTGAAACTACCAGAGATATTATAAGACAAATACTAAGACACCGTTCGTTTTCTTTTCAAGAATTTTCACAGAGATATGCAATCGCAGATTTGGGGTTTGAGTGCAAAGAAGCTCGTCTGCAAGATACGAAAAATAGACAAAACAGTATTGTACTAGTAGATGATGATGCCGACAATAAAAATAAAAATGCAGACCTAAAACTTGAATGGCAAACCCAACAGAATAATATTATTCAGCTTACTCAAAATACATACAAATGGGTCATTGAGCATGGGATCGCAAAAGAACAAGCACGCGCGGTGTTACCAGAAGGCATGACCATGTCTAAAATATATATGAATGGAACGCTTCGTTCATGGCTTCATTATATACAATTGCGTTCTGGGAATGGCACACAAAAAGAACACCAAGAAGTAGCTATTGCGTGTGCAAATGCGATTGAACCCATTTTCCCAATGCTAAAAGAGTTTATTAGTAAGATATAAATGTGTAAAAATAAAAATTATACAATAATTTTTTTCGTTTTTGAATGTCCATATTTATATTTTTTTCTTGATTTGTTTGCTAAAATAAATGCCTTTTTGTTGTGGCTACATCCATTTTTTAATATATCGTAATCAACCGCTGCGGCTTTTCCGCCTGTGATTGAACTCGCTAATCTGGCGTAACCCCAAGATTGTGCCGTTTGGTTTGGTCTTGAACCCGAAGAAAAATATGCGCCTTCCCCCTTTTTTACAATTTGGTTTAATGCGGATAAAGAACACCCGGTTTTGCGTGATAATTCTTTGCTCGGTTTTATTTGAGATATATTGTATATTTTGCGAGCATTTGTTATGTGGATAGATGGTTTATTGGTGTAAGACGATACACTTTTTCGCACATAATATTTTTGTGTTTTATATAATTTTTTAGATTTCATTAACATTTTTACTTGTTCCTGTTTGTCTTTTTTAGTTAAGGTGGTTGGCAAATATCTAATAGGAATTTTTGTTTGTTTTGTTTGTTTTGTTTGTTTTGTTTGTTTTTTCATTAAATTTGTACAATTTATATAATTTAAGATAATAAAAATAAGGTGAATCAATAATACATACAAAATATATACATACGTAAATATATTAAACCCATTTACGTATATATTTATAATAATCTCGTTAACAATAACAATAATGGCTCTAGTTCAAGAATATTTTGAATTGTGCAAAAAATACCAATGTGATTATGGAGAAAGTACTATTCTTTTAATGCAAGTAGGCAGTTTTATGGAATGCTATGGTATATTAGATAAAAGTACGCATGAAATAAGCGGGAGCAATATACAAGAATTGTCTAGAATTTGTGATTTGGCAATTGTAGAAAAGAACCCTTGTGTAGAAAAGAATATGAATACACTAGAGGCATATTCTAATAATAAAAAGAAGGCGACAGCCACTGTGATGGCTGGATTTAAAGATATAATGATTGAAAAATATATTAAAAAAATTCAAGAATCTGGATTTACTGTGGTCGTTTATATGCAGGATGCGCAAGCCAAAAATACAACACGTTCTCTGGCAGGGATTTTCTCTCCAGGAACTTATTTTTCAAATGAAACTACCCATTTAACAAACAATGTAACTTGCATTTGGATAGAACTAGTAAATAACCATCTTTTATTAAAAGGGAAATTCGTAGTAGTTGGGATTGCCAATATAGATATATATACAGGGAAAACTTCTATTTTTCAATTTAAAGAATCTTATTTAAATAGCCCAACTACTTACGATGAGTTAGAACGTTTTATTTCTATTTATCAACCGAGTGAAGTTATTCTTCTCTCCAACTTACCGGATGCGGAAGTAGATAATGTAGTTCATTATGCAAATATTTCTTGTAAATTAATTCATAAGATTCCGTTGTCTGTTTCTTCTACATTTGCGCTTTCTACATCTTCATTAGAAAAAGATACAAATAAAGATAACGATAAAGGAAAGAATACATTTATTGAACAAGCAGCCAAATGCGAAAAACAGACATACCAAAAAGAAATATTGCAAAAATTTTATTCTCAAGAAAATGTGGAGGTATTTTATCAAAATTTTTATGAAAACCACATGGCATGTCAAGCCTTTTGTTTTTTATTAGATTTTGTCTATCAACATAACCCTTATTTGGTAAATAAAATAAGCGAACCAGTATTTGAAAATTGTTCTGACCGGCTGATTTTGGCGAACCATTCTTTAAAACAACTGAATATGATTGATGGTAACGAGAAAGGGTATAATGGGAAATATTCTTCTGTCTTAAAAATGCTAAATCTGTGTTTAACCCCAATGGGAAAACGAAAATTAAATGAACACATTTTAAATCCTACTACCAGAGTTGATTTTTTAGAGAGAGAATATAATATCACGGAACATGTACTTGCAAATTATTCCGTATATGAAAAAGCATGGAAGACAAGCCTGACTGAAATCAAAGACATCTCTAAATGGGAAAGACAAATATTCCTTAAAAAAATCACTCCAAAAGCGATTTGTCAATTATATAAAAATCTAGGACTCGCGATAAGTATTTATGAAAACATTGGGCATAATACAGTGGTAAAAGATTATCTCTCTGAATATGAACCTAATATAGCATCTATAAAAGAATATGCAGAACAAATGCGATATTTTATTAATGAACATATTGATTTGTCTATGGCTTGTGACATAGATCAAACCCAGCAATTTGAAACTAATTTTATTAGAAAAAGTGTAGATGATAAATTAGATATGAAAACACGGACAATTCAAGATTCGGAAGATAGGTTGGAATCTGTACGCCATTATTTGAGTTGTTTAATTGAAAATAAAGAGAAAAAAGGAAAAGCGACGGCGACAGTAAAAGCGTCTGCGAGTTCGAAAAGCGCCGATTATGTAAAAATTCATGAAACGGAAAAAAATAATTTCAGCTTAGTATCTACCGTTCGTCGGTGTGCTTTATTGAAAGATATGTTGCCTTCTACAGAAACAGTTGTCCCATTAACATATCATTCTTCCTATAATAACGAATCATGTGAATATCAATTAAAAATAAGTAAAACGCAATTTGACTTTTGTAAGCAAAACGCAAGTAATCATTTCATTACAGATGGACAAATTCAAGAATTATGTAAAAATATTTCTATTACCAAGATAGAATTAAAAGATATGATTACATCTGTTTTTCAACAATATGTATTTAAATTTGGAGAACAGTTTCAAAAACAATTAGAATCGGTGATTTCCTTTATCACATTAATGGATGTTGTCTTTGCTAAAGCAACTATTGCACGAAAATATAATTATTGTAAACCTGTCATTGTAGAAGCAGATAAATCATTTGTAAATGCCAAACAAATCAGACATTGTTTAATTGAGTATTTGCAAACAAATGAAAATTATGTGACAAATGATATTTTATTGGGAGATGGAAAAAGAGATGGAATATTATTGTATGGAACAAATGCAGTAGGTAAAACGAGTTTAATAAAAGCATTAGGAATTGCGGTCATTATGGCACAATCAGGGTTATATGTGCCTTGCGGAGAATTCATATTTAAACCATATCAATATATTTTTACCCGAATTTTAGGGAATGATAATATTTTTAAAGGGCTTTCCACATTTGCCGTTGAAATGTCTGAATTAAGAACTATTTTGCGACTTGCAAACAAAAATAGTTTGATATTGGGAGATGAATTGTGTTCTGGAACAGAAATATCCTCTGCTATAAGTATTTTTGTTGCAGGAATTCGCAAATTACACACTATTCAATCTAGCTTTATTTTTGCGACGCATTTGCACGAAATTGTACATTATGAAGAAATTACTGGATTGTCCTCTGTAATATTAAATCACATGTCCGTTATTTATGACAAAGAAAGGGATTTATTAATTTATGACCGAAAATTGAGGGATGGACCTGGAAATAATATGTATGGACTAGAGGTATGTAAATCGTTGAGTTTACCGATTGATTTTTTGGAAGAAGCATTTGCGATTCGTATGAAATATCAGCCGGATTCTTCTAGTATTCTTTCTCTCCATACGTCTCATTTCAATGCGAAAAAAGTTGTGGGAATGTGTGAAATGTGTAAACAAAAGAATGGAACAGAAGTGCATCATTTGCAGCACCAAAAAGTGGCAAATGATATGGGAATTATACAAACGGAAGATAGTGTTTTTCATAAAAACCGGTTGTCAAATTTAATGACTTTATGTGAAGATTGTCATAAAAAGATGCATGCCTTAAATAAGAATACTGATAATAAAAGCAATAGTAGTAATGAACAACTTCAACACAAAAAGGTGAAAACGAGCAAGGGATATACAATTCAACCTATATAAATGGGTTATTTTCTATTTATTATAAATAATAAAAAATTTTATTATTTATTTATTTATTTATTTATTTATTTATTTATTTATTTATTTATTTATTTATTTATTTATTTATTTATTTATTTATTTATTACTTACATAAACTTATGCTGTTTGTATAATTCTCACAAGAGATTGTTCGCCCGACCTCAAAATTATTACTGCACCCTTAAGATTTGCACCATTAAAGGTTTTGAGAACTGAATCTCCATTACCTGCAATGAAATCATCTAGTATTCTTGGTGAAATTGCACCGCTTGTATCAATTAGGTATACTTCAATTATTCCAGGCAAAGCTCCTCTTATAACATTGAAAGTTAAACTAGATGAGTTTATCGTAGGTTGTCTACTACCAAAATCTAATGTAGATGTTACTATAGTAGAAGGAGAAGAACTAGATTCTGTGAAATAATTATTACTACCATCTGTGAAATTAGCTATAACTTTATTAGTATATATTCCATTCGCAGATATCGGTATAGGGAAGATAAATGAAGCATTAAGAGCTGGCAAAGATGCAGCAAGAATTGTATTACCACTGCAATCATCTCCATACTCGTTATAAGATGTGCATTGAAGTGACAATAATTTATAGGTAGGAGGAAGATTATTTGATATATCCGCCATAACAGACCTAGCACCTACAATATAACCACTAGAATCTTTATAAAAGGCTGCGGGATTAGGGACAGGAAATTGTGGGCTACTGGATGTAATGGATTGCACAATAATAGTGAATACCTTTGCATCTGCTGGAACACCCGCGCCGACAGAACCTTGTCCAAGATAGGAGGGTATAATTTTTATGTAATTACTGCCAACTGGTAAAGATGCGCTAAATGTATAATTAGATTTTGGTATATTTGTTGCGTATGTTACTGTGCTAGTTGAATTTGTAATAGTGTAAACCACGTTAGGCAAATTATTAACTGAAACTATATTTTTCCAGTCCATTATCACAAGAGTTGATTGGTTTGAGGTGACCATTTGATTGTAACTAATATCGTTAATAGTGGTTGAAGAAAGTAATGCGCCTGATTGAATATTAACAACGGGTTCAGTATAGACATAAGTTTTTTTACTCAATGTAGAACTAGCAATAAATGATATCGGATTAGCGGGATTAATAACAGGTGTAGTCGCGGGATAATAATTTGTTGATGCATCATATACGGAGGCAACGTATAATACAAGTTTTTTACTTGCATATTTAGATTGAATTAATGCATTATTAGACATATCAAAAGTGTATGTAGTACTAGTATCATTGTTGACTCCACTGTAAACATATCCGAGATAATCAGCAATCAAATCATTATCACTAGGGTCGGCTTTTGCATAAACACCAAACCCAGAGACGGGTGCATTATTTGTGTCTGTGCCTTTATTCCATGTTAAGGTAATCTTATTAAGATATCTTTGTTGTTCAGGAGTTGTTGAAGTTGTGCTAAAAGTTTTTGTAGCCACTAAATTTGTAACAGCCGCAGGGTTTCCAACCAAACTATACGTACCGGCAGATTTATATATTGGACTGCCTCCCTTGTCGTTAAATGCTTGAATAGTAACACTATAATTTCCATAAGAAAGGTTATTAAAGGACATATCCATAGATTTGTAGAATTGATTGCCATTACCAGAGACACCATTACCAGACCCGTTCACAGGTGCTACTCTTTTGGTTTGAATAAGTTGACTACCTTGTAACAATGTGAATTCAAAATAATAACTATTCATAGAAGCATCACTTGATGTAACTGAAGTAATGGAAATACTATTGCCCACAACAGTAGCTGGCAACGTGGTGCTGCTTGGAACACCGAGAGGTTTTTGTGTAGCTTCAAGCGGGATAGGAGGTTGCATTTGGCTTGAGCCAGCGGTATTTTCATAGTAAGGAGATAACGTATATAATTTATCAGAAGGCAAACTAGTAGCAACTGTAAATGTTCCATTTGGGACACCATTTGTCGTATTTTGAGGTGGAATTGGATTTACTTCAGTACATTTAGGGGGACTTGATGAATTACTTAACCAATATGACAGTCTTACATTTGCGGAAGCATCATATCCCATTTGTTGTGTTGTAGGATATGCATAATTCATAGAAATATCAGAGTTACCTTGAGAGTTATAATTATTAATACTGTACGATAAAAATTGTGGGGGTGCTGGATTTGTAACCATTATTATAGGTTTTGTTTTTTGTACATAATTACTACCATTTAAAAAGCATCCGTAATATGTTGATCCTAATTTCACACCGGGAATGGTAACCTTATATAATACCCCTAGGGCGGCATTCATGTTATTTAAATCAGTTTGAGTAAATGTGTATGATATCCAGTAGCCTTGAGAGTCAACTAATTGCGCAATGGTTTGTCCTGACAGAGATGGGTTTCCGCGGACAGTCATAATTGCTTGTGTTGTATTATCCGGATTGCATACAACATCGTTAATTAACAAATATTCTGTCAAGGTAACAGATAGATTTGAACCTACGCTAGTTGAAAATGATGTACCGTTAAAAACCCCACTTACAGTTATGGTGTCTAGAGAATAATCAAGTCTAAAAAGTTTAGCAAGAGTTTCTGAATCAAACGTTTTTTTATAAGTTTTGGCGCCAGTTTGTATACCAGTTATATCTGCAGCTGTTAAAGGCACTGAAACACTACTATTGGAAATAGTACTGTTACCTTTAACGAGTGTTAATACACTGTTTGTGGTGGTTAACCCAGTCAAATCATTTGCAGATATGTCAAGGGTAAGTAAGTTCGTCTCCGATGAGTAAGCAAGAAACCCAACAACAGCAGGCATGTTATACAATAAACAAATAAATAAAAATTTCCCAAAAAAGTAAATAATTGATTTCTAAATTAAAGTTCTAAAGCAGAAATTTTTAAATAGAATTTTAATTTTAAATAGAAAATATTAAACGAAGTACATTGGATGAGACATTCAAAAATAAAACGCACTTTTACAAAATTTATGCTAAAGAATTACTAATTTCCAATACCATTTACAGAATTTATTTTTTTGTGCATTTTTTATAACAATTACAGTACAATAAAATATTGTACCATTTATTTGTACCATTTGTATAACAATTTTATTTATATAATATAATATAGTGTGATGATATATTTGAACATAATATTATATTATTTTTATACGACAATCCGTATAGATTAAATAGAACACATTTAATTTATAGGATAATTTAGTTTATATTACGCTTTAATTGTTTACGGTTGTGATAAGATTTCCTTTTTTTATTATTTCGGGTTTTAGCTCGTTTATGCTTTATAGTAATTGTTTTTTTTACTTTAGCTATACTTTTTATTCCCATATCAAATCCGGTAGCTAAAGTATCGTATACCCCTGCCACCCCCTTTTCTACAATAGGAGCGGATTTTTTCGCTGTATTTCCTATATGTTCTAATCCGCGATTCACCTTTGTTAAGGTTTTATTTGTATTTGCAGATACCGTTTTTGTTAATTTATTTATTTTATTAAGTTTATTCATTTTATGCTTACGAGTTCTTTTATTTACCATTTTTGTTGTATATATTATTTTAATATAATATTTTAGTTTATAAATATATAATAAATATATAATAAATGGTAAATAATGAAATTATAATAAAAAACATTATTTATATTTTTACGTCTGTCGTTATTATTTTTGGGATACTTATTGTTTTCAATTCTTTCCGTGGATTATTTACAGATAAAAAGGGGAATATTCAATTATTGCAAAAGGTTACTATAGAAGGACTAAGACATCATCATCATAAAAAATCTAGCAAACCGGTGTGTTATCAGGCCGAAAAAGATCAACTAGATGATGAGAAACAACAACTTTTTGATGAGAAACAAAATTTTGACAGCAAAAAAGAAGAACTTGATATTGAAGTAAAAAAAATAGCGATAGAAAAACAAAGAATCAAGGCAGAACTAGAACGTATTGCTTTAGAAAAAAAATTAGATATAATTTATCATTTAGAATTAGAAAAATTGGTTTCTGAAAAATTCATCAAGGATGATATGGCCGATGATTTTTGCAAAAACTTTCAAGGGACAAGTAATAAACTAGAATCTGCTTGTAGCCAGTTAACAGATGAAAATTGTAATAAAACGAACTGTTGTGTGTTATTAAATGGGAAAAAATGTGTAGCGGGAAATCAAGATGGACCTACATTTCAAACCGCACCCAGTGGAAAAGATATAATGGTAGATTATTATTATTATCAAAATAAGAAATGCCGTGAAGGGAGATGTCGTTAAACCAGTATACTAAAAAAAAATAAACTAGCCAACTTAAAACAAAAAAATGAATTAAAATAAAATGAATATAAGAATAATATAACAGATATAATATATAGTAAATATGATTATTCCAATTAAATGTTTTACCTGTGGGGAAGTATTAGCAAATAAATATAGATTTTATTTAACAGAAGTCCGCAAACGAAAATTGGCTAAATCGCAAGATATAGATAAAGTGTTATATCTAACAAAAGAGTTTCATGATAAAACCCCGGAAGGTGAGGTCTTAGATGAATTAGCATTGAATAAAATGTGTTGTAGAAGACATATGCTTACTCATGTAGATATAGAATAATATAATTTATTCTTTTATTCTTCGTATATATAAAATATGGCATTCAAAAGAATGACACTTAAAAGAAGTCGTAAACATAAAAAGGGCGGAAAACTATATAAAATGAAGGGATGCTCTAGAAAAAGAAGAAGTAGTAGAAATAAGAAATATTTAGGAGGAGCTGGCGGGGATGATTATTTTGCTTATCCAAATTCAAATATTCCTCGCGCACCAAACCCTTTTTTGGCGTATAGTCCCACCAAGAGTGGTGGAACAGGTTCGTCTAGTTGCAACGCGAATTTAGTTCCTGCTAACTTGGCCTATTCTGGTTCTAATTCCAATTCTTCCAATTCTGCCGCTTACCCCGCAAGTGTTTCTACTCCATCTAGCCCTGGTCTACAATTAAATACGCAGCTCCAACGTGGTGGAAAATCCCAATGTAGTGGAAAATCCCAATGTGGTGGAAGATGTAGTGCATGTAGTTTAAGTAAAATAAACATTCTAAATTCGCAAGGTGGTGGTGGAAAATCTCAATGTGGCGGAAGTCCAGTGTGCAGTTCATGTAATTTGTTATCTATGAGTGGGGGAAATGGGCTCCCTTATGGTGAAGGGTTGCCTGTTATAAAGGGGATGTCTTATCCCAATGGATTAACTGGAAGTCCATGGAATGCACCAATTAGTAAATGGCCAGGAGTAGATGGAATAAGTGGAAACCATAATCATTTATCTTATAACACTTATGCACCCATGGATGTTTCTAGACAAATGAAAGATTTAGGTGCGAATCCCCCTTTTTTAGGCGGTGGTAAAAACCGAAGAGGCCGAAAAACTCAAAAAGCCGGTTCTACAATGACAAATTGGATTGGACAGGATGTGATAAATATGGCAAGAACAACTGATTTTTTAAGAGGGTCTGCATACAATGCGTTAAATGGATACCAAGCACCTATTAACCCCATGCCATGGAAAGACCAATTATCACTTTCACAAAATCCAACTGTTGCAATGTCTAAAATTAAATTATAATTTTTCGTTATCTATAAAGTTCCCCTTTATTTATGATTTCTTTTCATACTATTCTATTTTATTTAATAAAAATACAAAAATAAAATAAAAAATTAAAATAATTTTTATATGCATTTATCATATAGATGAACATTTCAAAAAAAATGAAGAATTTGTGTGCGCCTGCGTTATTTTACTTTGTGGTTTCTATGATTTCACTCATGATGGTATTTATACAAAATATTGGACACAATAATAGTTATCATATAGGAAGTTTTTCATGCAGAGTTCCTAGTACTATATTAGTAATGATTATAAAACTAATATATATTCTTTTTTGGACTTGGATTCTCAATTTAATATGCAAAGATGGGAATGAGGGAATTTCATGGTTATTAGTCCTTTTGCCATGGATTTTATTATTTGTCATTGTTTTTATGATTATGATAAACAAATAAAAATATTATTTTTACTACTATTCTTTTTATTTAGTAGTTTATAATAATTACTATTTGTAACTGTTACATAATTATTATTTAGCAAATATTAGTTAGTTGTAAAGATTATTATAATTATTATTTATATTCATATATATTATTAAATAAATATGAATATAAATAATGGATTTAGCTATGATAAAGACGGATGGAAATATGTTTCTATTCATGGAGAACCAAAAGAAAGAGGTTATGCATATGGATATTTATGTGCCAAAGAATTTAAAAAAATTCAAGAATTATTAGCTTTTCTAACATTAGAAAGTTACGGGAAAACATGGGAAGAAATTATTAAAGAAATAAACAATGATTTTAAAAATATGACTAAAACGGATTTTAATGAATTTTATGAAGAAATGCAAGGGATTGTAGAGGGGTGTTGTGCAAATGGAACGAAAACGACGATTGATGAAATCATTGCTTGGAATTTTTATTGTTCCCTGCCTTATTGGTATTCTTTCAAATCAGAAAATTATGTAGGAAAAGAAGGAGGCGCTAAAGACAAATGCAGCGCATTTATGGCTGTTGGGGATTATACAGAAGATGGAAAAATTGTGGCTGCTCATAATTCTTTCTGTGATTTTGTGGATGGTCAATATTCTAATGTAATATTAGTTTTAAATCCAAGTAAAGGACACCGATTTATTATGCAGACATCTCCTTGTTGGATTTGGAGCGGAACAGATTTTTTTGTGACTTCTAAAGGAATTATTGGAACAGAAACAACTATCGGTTCTTTTTTCCCTTATGAGAAAAAGATTCCTATTGGATATAGAATAAGAAAAGCGATGCAATATGGGGATACATTGGATGATTATACATCTATTTTATTAGAAGGAAATTCAGGCGATTATGCAAACTCGTGGTTATTTGGAGATACAAATACAAATGAAATACTAAGAATTGAATTGGGTCTACAATTTCATAATATAGAGAGAACAAAGAATGGGGTTTTTATAGGTTTTAATGCACCATATGACCCTAAAATACGAAATTTAGAATGTAAAAATAGTGGATTTTATGATATTCGTAGACATCAAGGCGCACGAAAGGTTCGCTTAAATGAGTTAATGGACAAATATAAAGGCAAAATAAACATTGAAATTGCCAAACAAATTATTGGTGATCATTATGATGTTTATTTAAAAAAAGAAGACAACCCATGTTCTAGAACAGTTTGTTCCCATTATGATTTGGATGCGAGAGAATATATGTCTCAGGCAGATAGACCTAAACCATTTTCTCCACACGGAGCGGTGGATGGTGCTGTAGTAGATACAACACTTGCTAAAAATATGTCTATCTTAATGAGATGGGGGAATTCATGTGGTACCCCCTTTTTAAAAGATGATTTTTGTGATAAACACATGCAATGGGATATATTTAGACCCTATTTACATGATAGGCCTAGTCAGCCGTGGTCACTATTTTCTTCAAAAGATAATAATAATAATAATAATAATGATAATGATAATGATAAAGATGCTGACGATGATACAAGTACAAGTGACACAAGTATAAGTGATACAAATACAAATACAATTGTAAAAAAGAGAAAAAAATCTTCTTTTCTTTCTAAAAAAACAAAAGGAGGCAAACGAAATAAAACGAAAAAAATAAGTAAATAAATAGAGAATTGTTTCTATCTATCTATCTATCTATTTATCCATTTAATCTAAAAATATAAATTAATAAAAAATATAATTTATATTTATATTTAAAAATATATATGACTATTATACATATATATATAAAATGAATGCTATTTCTTGGAAATTGATTGAAACCTATTTTAATGACAATCCAAACAATTTAGTAGCTCATCATTTAGAATCTTATAATGATTTTTTTAACCAGGGAATTTATAGAATCTTTCGTGAAAACAACCCAATCCGGTTTATTGAGAGAGAAGAAGACACAGATAAGACAAGAAACGAATGTTTACTTTACTTGGGTGGAAAGGATGGTACCAAAATCTATTTTGGGAAACCAATTATTTATGACGACACGCATACCCATTATATGTATCCAAATGACGCCAGATTAAGAAACATGACATATGGAACTACTATTCATTATGACGTTGACATTGATTTTATCTATTATGTAGATGGAGAGAAAAAAGAGGAAACTATTACGATAGATAAAATTTATTTGGGGAAATTCCCTATTATGATTCAATCTGATTTGTGCATTTTAAATGGGCTTGACAAAGAGGTTCGTTTTAATATGGGCGAATGTCGCAATGATTATGGCGGATATTTTATTATAGATGGAAAAGAAAAGGCAATTGTCTCTCAAGAAAAATTTGCGAATAATATGTTATATATAAGAAAAAATAAACCTGATGATGTGTATAGTCATTCCGCTGAAATCAAATCTGTTTCAGAAGATGCGTCCAAACAAATACGAACTACTGCAGTAAAAATAATTGCTCCAGCAGCTAAGTATTCTAATAATCAAATTGTGGTTGTAGTCCCGAATGTGAAAAAACCAGTTCCATTATTTATTTTAATGAGGGCGTTAGGCGTTATTTCAGACAAAGATATTATTCGTACTTGTTTGTTAGATTTAGAAAAAAACAAGGGAATGATAGATTTATTTATTCCGTCTATTCATGATGCCACAAAAATTTTTGACCAAGAATCCGCTTTAAAATATATTGCTACCTTTACAAAAAGAGCCACTATCTCAAGCGTAACTGAAATTTTATCAGACTTTTTTTTACCGCATATTGGGGAAGTGAATTTTTTAGAAAAGGCATATTTTGTTGGATACATGACATATAAATTATTGAAAGTGTATACAAATCAAGAAAAGCCTACGGATCGCGATAGTTTTCTTTTTAAAAGAGTAGAATTGTCCGGAACTCTTATATACGATTTGTTTCGCGAGTATTATTTAATTCAAAAAAGAGATATTGGGCAAAAAATAGACAAGGAATATTATTATCATAGCGGCAAATACAAAGATGTTACTGAATTATCTAGGAAAGAACAAAAAGAGATTACTAAAAAACCGAAAGAGACAGATAAATATAATGAGGATAGTTTTGTTCAATTGATTAAAGCGAATTATGCTTCTTTTTTCAAAGAGAGAATCGTTGAATCAGGCGTTAGAAAAGCCTTTAAAGGAAACTGGGGTGCTGAAGCACATACTAAGCGTGTAGGTGTAGTACAGGATTTAAACCGGTTAAGTTGGAACACATTCATGTCGCATTTGCGCAAAATTAATTTGCCATTAGATGCAAGCGCCAAAGTAGTAGGACCTAGACATTTAAATAGTTCTCAATGGGGATTTATAGACCCTGTAGATACTCCTGATGGTGGAAATATTGGGTTGCACAAACATATGGCTATTGTCACACACATTACCAGCGGATTTTCATCTGTTCCATTTATTAAATGGTTACGTGCAAATACACCCATGAAATTATTGTTAGAATGTTCTCCTGAATATATTTATAATAGTTCTAAAATATTTATTAACGGATATTGGATTGGTGTTATAGATAGTCCGCTAGAATTGGTAAATATATTAAAACTGTATAGACGCAATGGAATAATCCCCACATTTACAAGTATTTCATTCAATTATTCTCAAAACGAAATTTCCCTTTATACAGATTCAGGAAGATTAACAAGACCCATCTATTATATTGAAGACGAAAAAGCAAGCTTTCAGAGAGAAGCGATTAAAGATATGTTTATGAACGGTAAAATATCGTGGGAAGAAATAGTTGCAGGATTTAAAAAAAAGGAGGATAATTTTTCTTTTAAAGCAAATCAATTATATGAGTTGAATGAGTTATATAGTGATATTAGTTTGGGTGAAGATGTAAATAAAGTATCTAAAATATTAAATGAAAATAAGTCAGTGGTTGATTATATTGATACTTCAGAGGAAGAATCTGCTCTTATTGCGATGAAGGAAACGGACATCAAGAAAAGCCGGTTTTATACTCATGTAGAAATAGAGCCTTCACTCATATTTGGAGTTATGGGAAATCAAATTATTTATCCGGAATATAATCCTTTTCCAAGAGATTCCTTTTCTTGTGGACAGAGTAGACAAGCGGTCTCTGTATATCATACCAATTATCAAATGCGTATGGATAAAATGGGGGTTATATTACATTATGGACAAGTTCCTCTAATCAAATCAAGATATTTAGAGTTTATAAATAACGAAGAACAACCTTATGGGGTAAATGCAATTGTGGCAATCATGTCTTATACCGGATACAATGTAGAAGATGCGATTTTAATCAATGAGGGCGCAGTTCAACGTGGAATATTTAGAACTACCTATTTTTCTATGTATGAAGATCGCGAAGAAAGCTCTAAAGTATCTGGAATGATAAATTCAAAATTTGCAAATATTGAGAAAAATAATGTAATTGGGATTAAGCCCGGGTATGATTATAGCATGTTAGATGACCACGGTATTATTAAAGAGAATACGAATGTTACAGATGAGGTCATTTTGATTGGCAAAATCAATGCGAATATGGAAAAAAAAGATGTATGGGTTGATGATTCAGTAAAGACCAAGAAAGGACAAAAAGGAGTGGTTGACAAATCGTTTATTACTCAAGGTGAAGAAGGATTTAATATTGCCAAGGTACGTATTCGCGAAGAGAGAATTCCGGCAATTGGAGATAAAATGGCCAGTCGTGCCGGACAAAAGGGGACACTTGGACTTATTATCCCAGAACAAGATATGCCTTTTACCAGTGATGGGATTAGGCCTGATTTGATTATTAACCCTCACGCGCTTCCCTCCCGTATGACGATTGGACAAATTATTGAGTCTTTATTTGGAAAAGTGTGTAGTAGTTATGGAGCATTTGGGGATTGCACAGCATTTCAAGTAAAAGGATCTAATTATTCTACTTATGCGCCATTATTAGTAAAAGCGGGGTTTCATTCTTCAGGGAACCAAATTTTATATAATGGAATGACTGGAGAACAAATTCAATCAGATATTTATATTGGCCCCACTTATTATATGCGTTTAAAACATATGGTAAAAGATAAGATAAATTATCGGGCTACTGGTCCTCGTACTGCATTAACTAGACAACCCGTTCAAGGTAGAGCAAATGATGGTGGACTTCGTATAGGAGAAATGGAACGGGACGGAGTGCTGGCACATGGAATGTCTTATTTTTTGAACGAATCCTTTTTAACAAGAGGAGACGAATATTTTATGGCAGTTTGTAATAAATCGGGAGCGGTTTCAATTTACAATAGTTCGCGAAATTTATTTTTAAGCCCCTTTGCGGACGGGCCTATTAACTTTCATACAAATACAGATGGAACATTGAGTGTTAAAAATATGACGCGATTTGGACGGTCTTTTAGTCTTTTGCGTGTTCCTTATTCATTCAAGTTGCTTATTCAAGAATTGCAAGTCATGAATATTCAAATGAGAATTATTACGGAAGATAATGTGGAACAATTAACAAATATGAATTATTCTACCAATATTCAAAAATTGTTGCAAATAGACGAAACCACTGATATAGTGAACACAATAGGTGTTTATAAAAAACAAATAAATGATATTCTTAAAAAATATACACCCCCCGTAGAAATACCTGTGGAAACTCCTGAATTACCTGACATCAAAATGCCAGTTCCTGAACCGCCCTCTTCAGAGTATGATATGGTTTCTCCTACTTATGATCCTGGCTCTCCGCAATATGCGCCTTCTGGTTCCCCTGCTTATAATCCTTCTGACTCGCCTGCTTATGCTCCTGGTTCCCCTGCTTATAATCCTTCTGGTTCACCTGCTTATGCTCCAGGCTCACCTGCTTATGCCCCAGGCTCACCTGCTTATGCCCCAGGCTCACCTACTTATGCTCCTGCGGGTGCACCTATGTTTATTCCATCCACCCCTTCTGGAACGCCTCCATCATTTGCAATGGTTTCTCATACACCGACGACAAGTGAACAAGCCCCCAAAACGGTACAATTCACGTCAAGTGAACAAGCGCCAACAACTATACAAACACAAACAAGTATACAAAACCCAACATCGCAAATTTCCAATGTACCCGCATCTAGTGAGTCTGCTTCTATTTTAGAAATTCAAGAGATTTCGCCTTCTTCTACAAGTGAAAACGAAGGCAATGATTCTGGAACAAATGAATCTGGAACTAGTACTACAAGTGGTAGTGAAAGCAAAAAAATTGTTATCAATGCTTAATTATTCAAAAAATAAATAATTATTAATCAAAAATATAAACAATAAAAATGAAATAAAAATAACTCCTTATTCATATATTATATATACTCAATCATGTCTAATACAGCCAGCTTAATTTCCTCCATTTATACATCTAGAAAAAATGTATTAAATTTAATGAAAAAACAAGGTTATGATATAACAGATTATGAAAATTTTAGCATTAATGAAGTCAATACTATGTTTCAAAATAATCAATTAGATATGCTTCTAGAAATGAATACTGAAAACGAAACAACACAGCGTAAGCACAAAATATATATTCGTTATTATTTAGGAAAAATCATTCGTCCTGCCAATATTCATGAAATGATTGATGATTTGTTTCACGTAGAACAGCTATTGACCAAAGAGGACACATTATTTATTATTTCTAAAGAAGATTTGAATGATACAAATTTAAATGAACTAAAACATATATGGGAAAAAGACGGAATCTTTTTAGTTGTTCAAAACATAAAAGGGTTGCAATTTAATATTTTAGAACATGTATTAGTTCCCGATCACAGAGTTATGAATGTAAAAGAAACAGATGCTTGCATGAAAAAATATAATATCAACGACAAAACATTATTTCCTACCATTTCTAGATTTGACCCGGTTGCTCAAATCATTGGATTAAGACCAGGATTTATTTGTGAAATTACACGTCCAAGTAAATCAGCCATTGAAGCCAAATATTACCGAATATGTACCAATTAGAATTCAGTAGAATTCATTAGTTAAACTTACGATTGATTCCTTGTTTTGTAAATAAAATAATTATATATATTATCATAAAATATATATAATGTCAGACATAGAAGAACAACGACCTACAAATATTACTGATAATTTAGATAAGACAAGTGTATTGAAAAGTAAAATGGAAGAATTAAAACAAAAATTACCTCATATATCTGAAGATTTTATTAAGTATTACATTTTTTTTTCTAAAAATTCAGAAAATCAGGAATATAAACAAATGTTTGATAATATTAAAAAAAATTTAGAAAAAGTAAATTCGGAATTATTTGTTATTGAAAATAAGATTGACAAAAATACTCAAACGGTCAATAAAGAGTTATTTAAAATTGATATAGAAATCAAAAAAGATAAGAAAAAAAATATGTTTTTTAAATCACGATTAGGCATGTTAACCAATGAATATAATGGGTCTAGTGAAATGATTAGTGATTATAAACAAACTTATGATTCACACTATTTAAGGAACTTTGCAATGATAATTGGAATTTTTATTTCTGCAGGGGTATTAACCAAATTATTTACAGGTCAAACACAGTCATCCGAATAAGGTTAATCCCCATGTAAAGAGAAAATGATGTAATAAATACAATTAAAAGTATGCCCATTTAAATTATGTTATTATATACATTTATTTGGAATTGTTTTTATATCAGTATAATTTATTTATAAAGATTATATGTTTCGCACATACAAATATAATAGTTATAATAGTGATACAAATAATAGTTATAATAACTGTGTAAAAAAAGAAATGCGACTATATATTCAAAAGTCTATTCAAGTGTCTATGGAAAAAATAAATAAAATTTATATAAAAGGTCCGGTATTGACAAATAATATATATTCTGGAATAATATTTGAAAAATGAAAAGGAAAAAGAAAAGGAAGTGAAAAAGAAAAGGAAAAATTTTTTGTTTTCTTTTTTTAATATATAAATATAAATATGGGCGATTCTCAATTCCAATCATTAACCCAACAATTTAATACGACATTAAGTAATTATCAACAAATGTATAAAGATTATATGACTTCCTTAAATCCTTTTGTAGGTTGTTATGCAGATACATCTAACAGAGCTATGGCAAATACTTCCAATAATGCCTATTTATCAATGGACCAATGTCAACAATTAGCAGGCACTAATACATATTACGGATTACAAAATACACAAGGGGACTCTAGCGCAAATGCGACTAGTTGGTGTTCAGCAAGTAGTAATTTAAGTCAAGTTACACAATATGGAACTTCTACTGCGTGCACTACTATAGACGGGGTTACTATGGGCGGACCTTGGGCAAACGCGGTATATTCTACAAAATTACCTGATAGCAGTTTCAATTATATTGGCGAGCTGCAAAAATTAAATCAACAATTGCAAAATTTAAATCATCAAATATTGCAGCAAGTAAACCAAACACAAAGTCAATATCAAAAACAATCCGCAGCAGACCAACAACAACAATCTACTGTAGTAATTAATAAACAAATATTGGAGGATGAGAGAGAGAAATTAGGAATCATGATGAAAGAAAATGTAATGTTAAGCAGAGAAAATGACAACAATCAACTTGTAGTTACACAAACATATTCTATGTATTTATTACTCCTTTTTATAGTGATTATATTGATTGCATTATTAATTAAGTTTTCCATTCCTTCTGGGAATGAACAAAGAGGTGGTGGAGGTAAAAAAGGTTTTTTTACTGAAACCTCTTTCTTATTAGGCATAATTATTTTGTTTATGATAGTCTCGCGATTTCTAAAACCCTTGTACATATAATTTTGTAATTATTAGATTATAGGTATTAGTTTATAGGAATAACCCCTCAAGAAACATTTATAATTCAACAGTATTATATGAAATTATAACTCTTTGTAAATTAAATAATGCAAAGAGTATTTTATAAATATTCAAAAATAATTTATATATTTATATTAATGACAAGCCTATTTAATATATTTACCAGTTTAGAGGATTCTATCTATAAAATAACAAATACAACAAATACAGGGAATGAAAAAAAAAATAAAAATTCGGATATTCGCGCATATAACAATCCAGATAATAGTTTACATGCAACTTCTCTTCACCAAGGGAAACAGTTTAAAAAATATCAAGACAAAATTATCAATAAAAACAAAAAAAATATATACAAGGTAAACAGTCGTGAGGGATTTCAAGGTTCTAATCCAGATGGTTCTTCTTCTTCTTCTTCTTCGTCTTCTTCTCAAACACAATCTCAACAAGTATTAACCCAAACGGCTATTTCTCCCGAAGACAGCGATAATGTAAAACAGTTATACATAGAACAAAAAGTGTTAGTGGATAAACATAAAAAGTTGATGACTGATATAGACAGCTCTACAGTTCAATATTTTGCCCGCACAAGTAAAAAAAATCCATATTTGAATAGAATTATTGTTTTTACTACAGGGCACTGTTGTTATGTTACAAATCAAGGAGTGGTGAGATATATTCCTAGTTGGGATACGTATTATAGCACTGGGGCGCCGAAAGAACTTCCTAATAAATTAATTTATTTAAAAATTCCTTTACCAAATGATTTTTGGACTCCTGGAACGGTTGTTCCTACAAAACCCCCCTTAATTTCAGGACCGAATATAGTACAAAACCAAAGTTTAGGACATGAAGGAAATACTGTCTTTGTAGACCGAATGGTTCAAAATCCAAGACCATCTTATTCAGGGTGTTATGCAGATAACCAAAGTCAATCTTTAATGACTTTTATTGGAGGAGCTCCGCCTTCTACTACAGCCACTATTGTGAATGGGAATTTTACCGAACCGGCTTTATCTAATGATTCATATGTATATTATGCAAGTAATGATACTACAGATGTTCCTGGATGGACTTTTAATGCGTGTATAATAAATAATTCTAGTGCATGGGGTTACGTGATGCCTTATCCTGAAGGCGACCAAGCGGCGTGTATACAAGGGGTATCAAATATGTCGCAAATTGTGTCTATGGTTTCTGGTTCTACATATACATTAGCCTTTTATGCCACAGGGAGACCTAGTCCTTATGCATCTGGTCCGGTAGATATTCAACTAAATGGGGATACCATATATTCATTTACTCCCCCAACCAGTTCGTGGCAAAGTTATTCTGTTCCTATTAATGCAACTGTTACGGGAAACAATACTCTCAATTTTGTAGGAACCACAAATGATGCTGATTATAGCACCGCAATTCAATATATCACATTAGGTACAGATGCTTCATCCTCTAGCGGAGGCACATATTCTTTTCAAGATTGTCAAACGGCCGCAATTAATTTGGGGTATCAATATTTTGGGTTACAAAATGTAAATTCTACTAGTGGTCTTGGATATTGTGCAGTCAGCAATAATCAAGTTTCAGCTACTTCTTTAGGCACATCTAATATAGCTACAAGTACTACTGTTTTATGGTCTTCTGGAACAAATGGGAGTGATCCTGGAGTTTCTGCAAAGCTTACAAATACAGGCTCTATAGTAGTATATGATTCTGCCGGAACTGCTATTTATACCAGTCCTGGTGCTTCACAAGGCAATTATTGGGGGTGTTATGGGGACGGAGCTGATAGAGCAATCGCTAATTATGGGTCTAGCAATGGGGGGTGGTATACTTATTCCACATGTCAACAAGAAGCCCAGGATGGAGGATATTCTTATTTTGGATTACAATATGTGCAATCCAGTGGAGAAGGCCAATGTTTTTACGGAAATGATGTGAATGAAGCAAGAGTATATGGAACGGCATCTAATTGTACTTCTGTAAATGGGGATACATATGGCGGCGGTTGGTCTAATGCAGTATACGGTATTAATCCGGGTGTAGATTTCTTTTTATATGTGCAAGATGATGGTAATTTATGTCTATATAGAGGTCAAAGTCCATCTGATAATCAAGGAAGTGTATGGTGTTCTGGAACAAATGGAAAAACGCTAGATGCAAATCCGCAATATCAAGCCACGAATGGGTTGTATGGTCTTTCTTATTTAAGAACAAATGATACATTAGCACCAGGTGATTTTATTGGAAATACGGATGGAAGTGCATATTTGATTATGCAAACCGATGGGAATTTAGTTTTATATACAAGTACAATGGGTCTTAATTGTTCTACTATAAATTCTACAACTTCTTCTTCAAAATCCAACGCAACACCGATGGGCGGTGGGCAATATGCGACTGCTTTATATGAGTTTAATGGACCTCCAGGAATTCCTGGTGAAATGGGACAAATTGGATATGTAGATAAGGATTCTAATTTATACAAATTTTCCGAGATTAATCAACAATGTTCTACAAATTATAATTCTGCTACTCCTACTAACAATCAACCAGGACAAACTAACGGCCAACAATATACATGTCCTAAAGAAGAACCCGTATGTAAAAATTATAGACAGAATATTCAATGGGGAACATGTAGTAATATTGAATTAACCGATAAATATACTAAAATTTCTGGCACAGATAGTGGTGGTTCAGATTATATAGATGTAAGTGGAAATTACATCGCTTATTCAAATACTACAGTAGAAGACTGTCAAAAAACATGCAATTCATACAATGATTGTTATGGATTTGCCTTTTCAAATGGTTCATGTTATCCTAAGACAAATCTTATGAGTTATAGCGGGACGGATTCAAACACCGCAGTTGATTTATACACAAGAAACAAAAGAATAGCAAACCCGCCTGCAGGAGTTCCAAAAGAAATAACTCCTATAAGCACCACTGAATATTCAAATTATAATTATATAGGAAATATTGGTAGTGATAGCTATTTTGGATTAGGTAACGCAAATAGTGTTCAAAAACAAATGTTATCTCAATTGGAGGACCAAATCAATTCGGTATCTAGTCAAATTAATCAATTTACAGGTGCATTTAGTCAAAAAGATGGTGTAGTTCAAAAACAAACAGGAAAAAACATACAAAATTTGGCAAGACACAAAAAAGAATTGGATGATGCAAAGGAAAAAATTGGAGTTTTGCAAGATGTTACATTAGGTAATTTTGAGCGCATCATAGAAGATACCGATATTCGTGTTTTACAGGAATCTTATACTTATATGTTTTGGAGTATTTTAGCAATTACCTTTGTATTAATTACGATGAATATTTCCAGTAAATCTACATAATTGATTATTTATCTTATTATTTATCTTATTATTTATCTTATTATTTATATTATCTTATTATAATTTATATAATATGTCTAGTCCTGATGTTGAAACGAATAATCAGCAAATACTTAATGATATTCAATCTTTACAAAGTATAGAGTCTAATTTGTTTAACAAGTTAGAATCAAACCCAAATATTTCTTCACAAGACAGAACCGATTTAATGCAAAAAATTAATGAAATTTCTGAAATGAGAATTAATTTATATAAAACATTAGGGGACATGAGTGTTTTCTTTCAGTCTTCTTTAGAAAATTCTCAGGGAACATTATCAAATCAAACCCAAACGATTGGAATTGTAGAAGAAGAATTGCAAAAGGCTAAAATGAATTTAAAGGTATTAGAAGAAGACAAAAATAATAAAATAAGACTCATTGAAATAAATCAATATTATGGAGACAAATATATTGAACACGGACAATTAATGAGT